TTCCACACCTTCTGATCCTGCCAATCATTGAGTAAACGGACGAGGTGACCTTCAGTAAGGTTGCAAAAAGCGTTGAACTGGTTTCGAGCTTGGACTTGTTCCAGGGTTGCTTGCATGTTGCGGTGTTGGTTGAACTGATGCTACTGTAGCAGAGTAAGCAACGGATTCAACCGATGGACCAGGACATTCTCAGAATCGAAGACGTGGAGGTGATCCGATCGCACCACACCGGAGAGATCGAGCTACGAGTCAGCGCCATCATTGGCGACATGGTGCAAACCGTTCCAGCAGTTATGTTTCCGCCAGACATCGCGGAACCTGCTCAGTTCGGGCCAGCTCACTGCGTTGCAACCGTCACGGTTTACCTAGACGACGTTCAGTGGGAGATCGCAGAATGAAGCGCACCAATCAAGAAAGAGACGCACAAATAGAGGAAGCAAAGCGCCTTCTAGATATGGGTTTAAAGCGTGCGGACGTTGCTGCAACACTCCAACGGGATTACGCGCTCAGCAGAGCGACAGCATATCGGGACTGCGAATCAGCCGACATTCAACGCTTTGCTGAGGATGCGGGCATCGATGCGGATTCCGTTCCAGGGATTTCCTACGAAGACCGCGATGCGCTCATGCGAATGACGCGCCAACTGTTAATCACTGCCTTTAAAGGTGGCAACGTTCAAGATTATGCACGCTTAGTCCGTGAATACGAAAGACTCGCCCGCATGGGTGGTATGTCTCAAACAGTTTGAGATTTTGTCTCATGAAAATGAATCGATTTACGATCCAGGAATTACACCTACTCGCTGACTCCCTTTATTGGGAGTTTGCGATCTTCGAGAAAAGTGGGTGGGCTGACTCTGCACGTTCCAGGGAGCTAGTGAAGCTCCAAACCAAAATCCACCAGTACATCCAAACCCACGGTCATCAACAACGAACCTCGCTGAAATCAAAGCCGCTGTAATGGCCGGAAAAACAGTCCACTGGGCAAGTGAAGCCTACGTTGTTACATACGCTCCACAGATAGATGAGTTTTTGATTAAGTGCCTACTCAATGACACTTGCATTGGATTGACCTGGCAAGATGAAGTAACCATGAATGGCAGACCAGATCAATTCTTTGTTACGTTCCAGGGTTAAGCGAATGGCCACGTTAATTGTAGACCGGCAGAAAATACCTCCTCATCGTTTATATCGATGGGGCGTTCTGCCACGTAGGCGTTGAACAGCTGCTTTAAACGTTCCAGGGACATCCTTAATGCCCTGGCTTGTATAGCCACGTTCATCTGTCCCGTATAGAGACATTCCAATGCTCTACTTAGTTCTTTAGGGCTTGCTGGGCCGTATAAAGGCTCATTCTCTCTAACCATTGACACTCCGCCCCGCGTAATTCTAACTCACTGAGCAACCGGACCTGTGGTGCTCCGCTGCGCCGAGCTACTACAACCGCTCCACACTTAGGCTTAAGCCCGGTCAGGTGCTGCAATCCCAGAGAATATGCTCCGGTCTGGCAGATGTAGTTTGACAACATTTCTTCACTACGGGCATTAACGCTGGTCTTCCAATCAGCGATGCAGAGTTTTCCATCTAGGTCGATAAGGGCGTCAGCCGTTCCAGCCCAGCCTCGTGGGTCATGAATGGAGAACTCGATGGCATGGATAGCCGTTACGTTCTCTCCGATCCAAGACCGTAGACCTCGGGCGTACCCAGAGGCACTCCAGGAGACCCTAGGAGCCCCTTGAATGGCTTTTTCGATTGCCCAGCTAGTGATTCCTTTAGGGGCACGTTCCAGGCCGTCATCTCCAGCCCTCCAGCTACCTCGCTTGTTTGCAGACTGTCGCGCCAGCTTTGCTGCCGTCTTGAGGACATATTCCGCGTGATTGTGCGCCAAAGTGCCACGCTGGCAAGCAATGTCACGCTCCATGGGAGCAGTTGGGCGTTCCAGCCAGCGGTCGAGTGCATCTTTCTGCCATTGGGGTGAGGTTTCTTTCAGGATGTGTGTCACTGAGGCGTAAGACACACCAGACTCATCGCGATACACACGGTGCGGACCAGAGTCATCACGCTCCAGGGTCCAGCGGCGTAAACCAGCTAGTGCATTTTGGGAATCAGTTGCTTGCATCTACCAAATCCATCTGATTCTTGAGCCAAGCTTTTTGTAGCTGATGAGCTTTGGGTTCTATCAAGTGCATTGAACTAACAATTCCGGTGATATTTCCTACTGAAATTGAAACTCTGCCGTCTTCCAAGATTGTGGTGATCGTCTCTGGTAAAGGTTTTTCGTAGTGACGATCAGGCATTGAAGGGATAAAGCTGATTCATTGTATGCAATAAAAAAGGGGCGGTTAAGCCCCTGAAACATGCTGTTTTACTCAGCACTGAACGGATTGCCGTCATCCAGCATTCGATCAATGTCGAAACCAGCTTCTAAGACGTCGTCCCAGGCAGCTTTGGTTGTCTTTTCACTGCCTTTCTTTTGTGGGACAGGACGCAAGCTGTACTCACTCCCTTTGCCTGAGCCTTCTTTGCCAAGAACAAAGTCGTGCTCTAGCAGATTGGAGTAATCCTCCATTTGGGAGATGCCATCCAACTCACGAAGGATGCTCTTCTGAGTAATTTGCATTACTTCAACTCTTGCGGTCGTGTAGTTGTAAACCGGAGCAGCAACAGCCATTTTAGCTGGCTCAACAGTTTCGCCATCAAAACCTACGCGGCGTTCAAAATTGTCGCCCATTTCAGCTTCAATTTCTTCTGAAGTGGGATCTTGCACAAAACGGAACGCCTTCTTTTTTTCTTCGCCGTCTGTAGATAAACCCCAGACCTCGTAGAACTCAATGGGTTGGTCGTTAAGCAGAACAAAGCGAACAGTCTCGCCGGAAGGAATTTTGGAAGGATTTAGATAAGGACGGTCGCCGCTGCCTGCTACTGCAGATGAGGCTTTTTTGGAAAGAAATGGCATTTTGTAGATGCTGAGGGCTGATTGCCCGGTGCTCTAAAAAGGTAGCACACTGACAGCGGGTGTCAACTGTTGTAGAATGAAAAAACCTCCAGGGCCGGAGAAGCCTCTGGAGGTCACTGTTGAACTACTAACCACGTCACTGTAGCAAATGGATCTCGTCAAATTTGTCCGCTCTTTGCCTGAAAATTGGGCTACTGGGCCTATCTACGCAAAGGGCGTCCCACTGCCAAAAACAGGCCACCCAGCTTGTGGCAAGTCTCCGCTTAACAAGGCTGGCACCGAACCACACAGGATTGTGCGGCCTTACGCGGCTGCCCGATATATCGAACAACAGCCTGACGTTTTTAAAGCGATCGGTGTCTATACAGGGCCATGCAGTGATGGGCTCGTAATTCTTGATGTTGACGCCAACCTCTCAATACTGAAAAAGAAGTGGGGCACGACTTTTAAGGACGTTCCAGTTGTTATTTCACCTAAGAAAAATGCTGCCAAATATCTGTTTCGTATCCCAGAGAAGAACTGGCATGAAGTCAGAGGTCTAGTGCTTTCTCAAACCAACGCTGGTTGGGAAGTTTTGTGGGGCAAGCAGGGTGTAATTAGCGGTGCGTACCCAAAAGGCGGGGAATATGTTTTTAAAGGTGATATTAATGTTATTCCAGAGATTCCTGGTTGGCTTTTAGCAGAAATGCAGGAGTCTTTTAGAGAACATAATGAAAAAATTGAAGGTAGAACTTTAAAAGATTTTAGGTATGCGTCACGTTCCAGGGAAGAGCTTATTGCTATTGCAAAGTCTTGTTTATCCGTAATTCAGCCCGAGGGACGCGGATCTGAAGATACTTGGTGGCGTATTGGAGCCATGCTTCATTCAGAGTTACCTAATGAGGATGGTTTAAATATTTGGCGGGAATGGTCTTTACAGGATGAAGAATATAGAGAGGACTGGGAGAACGACGACCCATGCCTCAAGCGTTGGGAAGCTGGGTTTAAGTCCAATGGTGGACTGAGCTTTGGCAGCCTCATAAGTTACGCAGACCACTACGACCCAAAGCGTGCCCGATTTCAAAGGGACAATCTTGCATCGGTGGTGGCTGAAATCGATCAGACACCAATAAGTTTCAGAGATGCAACGCTTTCATTTGAAGAAGCGATGAAGCAGATGGGTGAGGCTATGAAAATATCGAACCCAGGTAAACGTAACTTTGAAGCTAATAGAATTGCTCAAGAGTGTAAGTATAGGGATCAGGCAAAACTTGAGCAGGTTTATGCTGACCATATAGGATTTGAACAAGACGAAGGATCTTTTACATTGGATAAATTAAAAGGAAAGATAACTGGACGTGAGTTTTTAATTCCTGATGTTCTTGCTAAGCCTGCTGTAGTTCTCATATATGCCGAAGGCGGTAAAGGAAAATCAACTGCTGCTTGGACGCTGGCTAAGCACGTTGTAAATGGAACACCTTTTGTCGTTCGGGGTAAGCACGTTCCAGTGCAAAAAGGTGGCTGTTTGATCTTGAATGGTGACCAGCCTTTGGATGATTTGGATAGTCAGCTTGATGAGGTTGAGTTTCCTCGCACGCCTGACGTGATGATCCATAACAACTGGAATTTGCAGTATTACGCCCAGTTCCAGGCTCTGATGAAAGAGCGCAAGCCAAAGATGGTCATCGTTGACTCCTTGATTGGTTGTTCTGGCGGACGTGCCTTTGATGAAAACAAGTCGGATTTTGCTACGCCGCTCTATTGGCTGACGCGGAACAACGGGGTTTTATTCCCGGCGACCACGATCCTGATCATTCACCACGCAAACAAGCAGGGCGGCTTTAGAGGTACTACCGCCATCAGAGACGCCGTTACAGAGACTTGGAGGCTGTCTGAACCGACTGACAAGCAGTTAGAGAGCAACGATGCCACTACGCCCCACAGCCGGATCATCAGCGTTGAGAAGAGTCGCAGCGGGCGTAGCGGAACAGCTCTGATCATGAAGCAGGAATCTGACCTGACTTTCTCCATCTCAGACTTCACCGCTGAAATTGACAGCACCAACACATCACCCAGTGGGATCAGTGATCGGGTCTTGGCTCGGGTGCGCTCCATCTACCCACGATCCATCAGCAGAACAGAGTTGGACTCGGATCCAATTGTTGGTGGCAATGTCGCGGCTATACGGAAGTCGCTCCAGCGTTGGGTTAAGCGTGGGCTGATCGAAACTTCAGAAGGGGTGGTGATTAAGGGCAAAGGTGGGGGCGCTCCACTGCTTTACAAGGCGATTATTGAACAACCCCCACACACACGCGTGCGCGGAGAGGTTGAGAAAAGTGTCCCACTTACACCTAAACCCAATACTGGAGCGGATTCTGCAGTGGGACAAGCAGTGGGACAAGCGCAAAAAACGGAGAAGGTGTCCCACTCATCAAAGACCAGTGGGACAGCCCCCACGAAAACAGTAAAGTGTCCCACTGCTAAACCTAGTGATACGAAGGGATCTGCCTCAGTGGGACACTCAGATCAATATCCCCCCGCGAGGCGATCTCCAGAGGATTTGCACCAGCTCATGCTTAACGCCAACAAAATATGGGGCAGATGAAACGAAAAGCTGAACGCCCGAAGGATTACCACCTTCAGGGAGAACAGATGAATTGGGATGCGTTTCCGGGCAAGCCGAACAGCGTTGCTCGGAGAACATCCATCAAAGAATGGTGGAGTCTTTTAAACGAGTCTTTAGGGGACCCACCACTTGCTTGTCGGCTTACCGAGAACCCCAAAATCGAGTACGAAGAATATTTTGTAAGTCACCCAGAATTAGCCTGGGATGTTTTTTGGGAAAGCCTGCAATTGCGGGGAAAACTATAATGTGCTACGGTACCACTGTTATTTATCGAGCTGTGACAGAAAAACAAACCCGCGCCAGCATCAAGACAGCTCATCATTACGGTGGTGAGTTCTTTAGTAAGCTAGCTGAAGCGGCACTGCTAGCTGATCCCCGTAATCGCTCCAGGATTCTGGATGCGTTTCCAGAGATTGTGTCCAAATATGGACCCGGTAGTGCCTTTTACAACGAGTACCTTTAATGAAAGAAATTACAGTCCGAATCCCTGAAGACGTTTTAGCTCAGCTAGACAAAGAAGCTGGTCTTGAACATATTTCAAGGGCTCAGTTTATACGAGCCAAGCTTGTGCCTACAAACAACAAAAGTGTAGGAAATTACGGGCCTAAAGATTTTCACAATTTAGTGAGCTTAGTCAGGCGCAGAACAGGCAGCGGTATTGACAAGAGACAACTAGAAAATGTTGTTGCCATTGTTTTTAATGAATTGGCTTCTTAACTGTGTTGCACGCTGGTGTTTTAAACAACGTCATGGTCCTATCAGGCGGTACCCCAGCGTGAGAGACAATGTTCAGTTTACCTATTGCAAAACGCTAATGACAGCAGACTGCATTACATACGAAAGGTTAGCTCTTGCGCGTTATACAAGCTATGACCCTGAAAACAGAGTTTTAGCTGTGGAACAAGTGACGTACCGGGATGACGCAGATGGTCACACAGAATTTCAATGCCAGGTTACAGCTGCTTTGAACTTCGGTATTGATGTGGCTGTTATGAGTTTTTACGATTTAGATCATTTTCCATTCTTGGAACACATAGTCACGAAGTAGTGTGCTACACTGCCAGAGTTGCTTGACACCACACATGTCTGACTCAGCAGCCCTCTACAGGGCACAAGAAGATCTCCGTATGCTGGAAACCTGTCCTACTTGGTATGACCATTTGGACAAGGTTGAGGCTGCTATCGCAGAAGAAGACCGTATTTACGACATCCGTGTTGCCGCCGGTTGGGAACTAGATGAAGGTGGTTGGTACGCTCCATGCCCTGAAACCGGTGAAATGATCACGGAATCGGACTGGCTTAATTTCGGCCTGTATTGCCCCGAGGACATCAAATGAGCTACAAAGTTCTCATAGGTATCGAGCACCTGAAAGAAATTGACACGGCTGTGTCGATTTGCTTTGACGTGGAAACGCTCCAGCTTCAACCTGAACAAGGGAAACTTCGCTTAATACAGCTGGGCTGTCAGGTCAGAAAGATTATTGTTGTCATCGATTGTTTTGAATTAAATGAAAGCGACTGGGACGTGTTGGGCCGCTTCTTCAGCAACGGAGACCGTTTCTGGCTTGCCCATAACGCTGTGTTTGATATTGGGTGGCTTCAGCAATACGACATCCACCCAAATCCGGCAAACCTCGGTTGCTCCATGCTGGCCAGCCGTCTTCTCTCCAACGGACTCCCCAACAGAAAACACAGCCTCAAAAGTGTTGTTAAAAAATACCTGAGCATTGACCTAGATAAGGAGCAGCAAAGATCAGATTGGTCTGGTGATTTAACCGATGAACAAATTAACTATGCAGCTAAAGATGTAGAAGTCTTGTGCGAATTAGATAGTATATTAAAACAAGAATTAGCCGAATTTAGTCTTGCTGGTGCTTACAGACTAGAGTGTTTAGCTTTACCTGCTATGGCGCAAATGCAAAGAACAGGGTTGCCTTGGAACGGGAAAAGACTTAATGGTAAGAAAATAGATTACGAGCATGATATACAGGAATATGCAAAGGACTTTGTTCGGATGCTGGATGCAGCTCTTCCAAAATCAGATAAGTTACCCAGGGATGAGGATGACACATTTAATTTACGCCCCAGAGACGAAGGCAGCGTGCGAGCTGGGACTAAAAAATACAAAGGTTTTAACTTAAATAGCCCAAAACAGTTGAAGGAAAAGTTATCTGCTGTACTTAAGTGCAAACTTGATAGTGTTTCAAGGCAGTCTTTGCGTGAATTTGCGGGGCACCACCCTGTTATTCAAGTTTATTTGGATTGGAAGAAAGCTGAAAAGAGACGCCAAATGATTACTTCAATACAAGAAAAAATGCAGCCTGACGGTTTTGTCAGAGCCAGTTACATGCAGTTGGGTGCAGAAACGGGAAGGATGACATGTTTTAACCCCAATAACCAACAGATACCTAAAGATCCACAGTTTCGTGGATGCGTAGAAGCTCCTGAAGGTTGGCTTTTGGTAGATGCTGACTTTAGTCAAATGGAATTAAAACTGGCTGCTGCTATAGCCAAAGATGAAAAGATGAGTCAAGCGTTCAAAGACGGTCAAGACCTGCATAGTGTTACAGCTGAATCCATTGGGTGTACGCGCCAAATAGCTAAATCAGCAAACTTCGGTCTTCTATATGGTTCTGGGCCAAACGGTCTCAGAAATTACGCTGCAGGTATGGGGGTGAGCATGACTTTAGAGGAGGCTACAAAAATTAGATCTGATTGGTTTAAAGCTTTTGATGGTATTGCTTCTTGGCACAAAGATATGTCTAAAGAAGCTGAAGAGTCTAATTGCATAAGTCAAATACGCGTACCTGTATCTGGTATGAAACGAGAGCTATTAACAGACATGAATAGGTTGACTATTCGGTGCAACACACCAGTTCAAGGTGCGGGCGCTGCCATCCTTAAGCTTGCTCTTGGCAACCTCTGGCCTTTGGTCAAAGAAGCTGGGGAGGACATAGTAAAGATTGCTGCTGCTGTGCATGATGAAATTTTGCTTCTAGTTCGGGAGGAGGCAGCCGAAGAATGGGCAAAAACCCTAAAACAAGTAATGGAGGAGGCCGAAGCTCACTGGCTTGGTGACATACCAGCGTTAGCAGAGGTTTCTACTGGTAAAACTTGGGAGGAAACTCACTGATGATCAGCGTTTACTGCACAGACATGGGGTGGTTTTCTTCTTGTAAAGGCACGGTAATGTATCACAAGAATTTGCAGGAGGCTATGGATGCCGCTTACAGGAAGGCAAATAGTAATGGAACGCTTAAACAAGGCTATTCGCACCGCTACTGCAGGTGATCTTCAGCGAGCTGCAATGTTTTTAGAAGAAGCAAAAAAAGTACGGGCGGGCTGTACGAACCAGCGTGCTCAAGCTCGCCGTGCTCAATCAACCGCCTGGAAAAAGAAAACCGATTCGTCTATTACATGGTAGTATAGTTGTAATACTCTGAACAACATGGCCCTCCGGCACGGCAATAAAACTTACTTTCAGATCTTGTTAGATCCCCATCGAGCGGAAATGATTCAAGAAGCTGCAGCGAAAGAAGACAAAAGAGCTACAGCTTGGATAAGAGAAGCCATCTACTCTGAACTAAAAAGATCTACTCCCGCTTCTTTGTATAATGAAGCAATGGCTAAAGATCAAGCAGAGTGGCGACAATCTATTCGTAAACGTGTTGAAGGCCGTTCCAAGCAAAAGGATTGATATGAGATACATATTAAAAACGCACCAGCATGGTCCTTTGTACTTGGCAGCTTTTTATAAAAATCCTAGACAAGTTTGTTTGTTTACGCCGTTTTTAGAAGATGCTTGCAGTTACCGGAATAAAAACATGGCGTTAGACGCTTCGCGGCATTTAAAAGCTCTGTTTTTTATTGATGCAGAGTTACTGGAGGTACTTGAAAATGACAAGTAACTCTTGCTCCGCAAGTAGCTGGAGCACAAGGCCGCAAGACAATATCGACGCTGCAAAAGCTCGGGCCAAGGAAACGCTGCATGAGTCAAACCCGAAGCTAACGACACTTGAAAAAGCTATTAGGCAGTCTCTTTTGAGCCGGAAAGTACGGCGTCCAATAAAGCAATGTGACCAACCGCCTGTTTAAGTAATTTTCCTTGATGCCACTGTTGACGTGCCATGGCAACGCATAGCTGTGACAACACATCTATGTTTTCGCAGTCTTCGATTTCTCTGATGCTGCGTTCCAGGGTTAGTTCTTCTTCAAGGCTTTGGGTGATGTGCATCCATTCCATTGATGGCTCGGATGGCTCGTTTTTCGGAGGCATAGGGCTCCTCTGTCTTGAACCGTATGTAATCACCTATAGCCGGGAACAACCAGTCCTGCACTGGTAAACAAGCCTGCCAATTTACGGGTTGAACACAGTTCATCACGACTGTCGTCCAAAACGCACTGATATAACCCCAGTTCATCGATCCACAAATACTGCCCAGCCGCTTGCTTCTCCTTCAATAGACCAACGTTGGTAGAAAGCAGGACGCGACATCTTGATTAACTCACCAGATTTTGTGGTGTCATGGCCACCATGTTCCATGTCTGGCTTGCCCATTGGATCCATAGCAATGAAATCATCCTTGTCATAGCCAATGATTACGCTCCAATGCCCACAACCATTGCCGTCGCATACCGCTGGTTTGCCTTTAGTTAGATCACCCCTATGAAGCCAGCCAACCATAATTGGCCTGCCCGCATCAATCTCAATTTCAATATCTTCGACTCTTACGTTTTTGCGAAACTCAGCGTCAAGACCCAGGGATCGCATTGCAGATACTTGGGAGTGAACCTCAGTCGTATCGCCGTATTTACGGCGTACTTGCCTATAAGCGTCTTGGCTTTTTACGTTGCGGTGGAACGCCACAATCATGGCGCTTGCTGCATCAAAACACTCCCTATAGCCGTAGCCAGTAGGACTATCTAGTTGGTTGTAATACGGGACGCCATAGACCTCTTGATGGATGCCGCTTGTCTTCCACATGGAAAACCATTCAGCTTCATCATCGAGAAGGTCTTGGTCGATAGCACGTTCCAGCTCTGCAATAGCAGCCAGCTGGTGTGGATCGCCTTTTTTGAAGAACTGAAAAAACGGAAGGAGTGACAACAAGCCCACAACTACAGCCCAAACCCACATTTACTTCTCAACGCGATCCTCGGGGAACAGTAGATCTCGGACATACTTACAAGCCACATCGTCTAGCTGGTTGTCTGTCTGCTCGCTGATCTTGACCAGACAATCCAGCAATAACTGTTTTACGGCTTTTGACTTGATGAAGCCAAACAGGATTGGCTTTAGCAGTAACACCATGACGGCACTGTATTTGCCGCAATACTAGACGCGGTTTTGATGACCCTCAAGCCTGGCAACATTCTGCTCTAGGTCTGAGATTCGAGCGAATAGCTCCTGGTCCCTAACCCTTAGATCCGCATGGAGCACATCCATACGGCTCGCTAAATTATCCACAGCTGAGGTCAGACGTACCAACGAATCCCTTCCATGCTGGCCTTCACGGTTGGCACCTTTCAGTCCAGAAGCGGCTACGCCTATTGACGCACCAGCAACAGCAGCCCAAATTTCAACCACCATCCGACCAATAGCGTTGTTTCATCATGGCAGAAGAACAGGTTAAGCAAGAACAGGAGCAGGAATCCGAATCAACGCCGTTGGCGGATTTTGTAAAACTCGCTGTTCTTACGTGGTCGATTGCGATGCTGACCCTTAATTACCTGGGCCACGTCAAAGCCATGGACCCAACTTTTCCCGCCAGCTTGTTGACAGGAACGCTGAGTTCCGTAGGCGTCAACATCAAACGCGCCAATGGCAAGAAGAAAGAAGAGCCTACAATTGCTGAACAAACCCCTACGTCCAAACCAAAATGAGACGTTTTCTCTTTGTATCGTGTCTAACGTTTTTTGCGATAAGTCCTGCTTCGGCGGACATCACGCACGCTATTAAGTCCTCAATCTCACTAACTGTTGATGGAGCGGGATCAATCTCAACGCGCGTACCGTCTTCAGTGGCAGTATCTGGCTCTAACGTCACTTTGGGTACTGCTCCTACTTTGGGGACACTTACTTCCGGCACTGCTCTTGGGTACACTCCTGGTGCTTACAGTATTACTACTGCTGGTGACAGCTTTTCATATACAGAGTCGTACATAGAAGGTGATGACGTTCCAACCGTGCTTTCAACAACCGTTACGGCGGGCGTAGTACCTGCTATGCCTATCTTTGGCAGCAACACTACAACTTCGGGCGGTGTAGCAGGCACTTTGGCTGGCACAATTGCAACTGATGGTGCGCTAACAATTACCGCTGGCGGTGCTGGTACGACTGCAATTGGCCAAGTTATTCAGGAGCTAACTATTCGATGAGAATACTGCTGTTGTTGCTTTTGGCTGCTCCAGCGGCAGCCATACCAATCGTTCCTAACTTTCAGCAAGGCACACTTTCCAGTACAACAAGGACAACTTCTAAAGTCAACGAAGTCATCAACTCCTACGAATACCGTACGGGTTATGAGTACACAGCAAGCGGCACAAACATAGAGTCTTCTGCAGGTCTTGCTCCACAAAGCTTGACGACAACAGCCAATACGTTGAACGGTATTTCAAGCAGATGGACTGGGCTCGATCCTGCATCTAGACCAACATGGAGCATCGTTAAGCCGGGTGCTGCTTTTTCCATAGTTGAGACTTTATCTGGACCAGGACTTATGAATCACACGCTAATAAATAGAGAAACTGACATCGAATCACTTACGGAGACCACCAGCACCTTTACCCAATGAAGCGTGTCTTAGCAGCGTTGCTGTTATTTGCTGGTCCGGTAAACGCTCAGGTTTCAAGCACTGCCGCTCCAGTCGCAAACAGTAGTGGCTCAGTCACAAACCAGGCTGTCCAGGTAGTACCGAGCAAAACTTTTGCATCCGTTATCAACGGTGTTCAGTGCCAAGGTGCAACGCTCCACATCAACCCTTTCCTTAGTTCAACCACTGGTTGGTCTGATCCGTATGAAAGGTATTACAACGAACCGGTCTACGACACGATTGATGTAACTGGTGCGTTTGACCCAGAAGGGAATCCCCTTCCAGATGGCAGACCTGACAACCCAGGCCGCGTCTTGTTTCATAAGCCAATGAGAACAGGCCAGAAAACTAACTTTTCCGTCAACGGTGGCATTACTGCGCAGATCTCAATCCCGCTAGATCGCAGCCATATCCGCACTTGTCGCAAAGCGGCAATAAAGCAAGTTGAGTTGATGGATGCTGCACTTGCTGATAAACGCCTGAATTACGAAATAGCTAGGTTGCGTAACTGCGCTGACCTGATGAAAGACGGTGTGATGTTTCATCCCAAGTCGCCGTATAGCAAGATCTGTGCTGATGTCGTCTTAGTTAATCCGCCAGGTGTCTTACCGCCCCACAAGCACTCAATTCCTACTTCTTCAAGGACCGTTGAAACTTCCGCCGTTGCCAATCCGACTCAACAGCAACCTTTTTCCCCAGCTTCTCCTTAATTTTCTTGATCGTCTTTTTAACGATGGGCTTGACCGCCTTCAGCAGAATATCGCCTAATGGTTTGGCAATGATGGCTGTTGTAGTTGCGACTGCTGCAATCGTTGCGGTTGTCATTACGACAGGACCACCAGGCAAATAATTGCCGACAATTGTTGGTAGGTCCAACGTGTCGAATTGTGTTTCGCATTTTCCATTTATCAGCTTATAACCAGTAATAACCGCAGTCTGCTGCTTGTTTTTTGCGCCTATAGGTATTGCGTCTGGTGGCGGACATGGCAGTTCTGCCTCTACATTTGGAATGTCAGACGCTGGAGGAACGTCTGGCGAAGGGGACTTAGCCGGTTGCTTGTCAGCCGGTTTTTTCTCTGGGCTTATTGCTGGCGGCTTGGCTCGTGAATAAGTCAGCGTGCCAGGCGTAAAGTCCAACGCAGCCGGAAACGATGGCATCGTTCCATCGCAAACCGTAAAATTGCCTTTTGGGTCATTGTCATAAGCCTTGTCGTTTCCAGGCTGTGTATTTCTTGTCTCAACGCAGCCAGGTATATCCGCAATCGGAAAGCCAAGCATCAATGTGATTGGTGGCTCTGATGGAATACTCTGCGGTGGGATGCTTCTCCAAACAGGTATCTCAGTAATTTCAATACGTCCTACCCCAATCTCAGGTATTTCAGGCATGAAGTCAGAGCGATTTGTCGCAGGTCAACTATGGATCGAGCGTAAGAAAAACCGCGAAGGACCGCCTATTAGTTACACCGTACTGAAAGGCTTTAGCTCAATGGGTTTTGTTGATCAAAAAGAAGTTTTAAAATTTATCCGTTGGCCAAAGGGCACTCCTACAGGCGACTCTGTGCGTGAATGGCTGGCAAGTTTTGATGACAGCGCGGAAGCTCCTGCCTCAGGGGTAGATATGGCTCTGATTGCAAAAGAAGGCTTCGGGCCGGAAGCTCACTAGAACGGCAACTTAGGAGTTTCAATTGCTGGGCCTGTAGCTGATGGCAATTCAGGCATCACATCATCGATTTGACCTGGCACCATGTCAGTCACTAGCTTTGTCAGCTCAAGCTTTAGTTCGCTCATGTAATACTTCGTCAGTGCTGGGATGCGCGTGTAAAGCACCAACGTTCCAACGACCATCGCTCCAGACATAACAAACGCTGTAGCGCCAAGCAGATTAAAGACTTTTTGCATGATGATTCCAGATAAAGCAAAAGGCCCCCTTGCGGGAACCTCTTGTCGGTCTGTGTGAGAAACCTAAGCTAGTTATAGCTCAGAAAGCGTACTTTGCACCGAGTTTTGATCCCCAGCCAAAATCATCGCCAGTGATTCCGCTCAGTTCTCCATATACAGAGATTTTTTCAGCAGCGTCAACAACGACAGAGCCGCCAAACTTGCCAGCAAATTCAACTTCGTTGTCAGCGCCTTCAGGCATTACAGCGGCAGGGCCACCCTGCACATACCAAGAGAAGCCTTCACCGCCGCCTTCATAACCAATGTCCATGGTTAAAACGCCGCCAAGATACTCCTCAGCGTAGGTTGAACCATTGAACTCTGGGTTAAAATAAGGGCCAGCGATAGCCGACATTGGTGCCAAGGCAGCTCCAACTACAGCAGAGCTTGCAATTAATGCTTTGATCATTGTTGAAAGAGTCAACGTTTTCTGTAGGTACATTAACTGAGACAGTCAATGGACAGTTAAGGATCTGCTCCTTAGTTTTCATCCGTTCCAGGGAACGTAGAAAAGTGCTTCTTGTGCAAGCCCGTAAAAAGGCCCCGCCTTGGATGGTCTGGCTTGTCCCGCCCTTCCAGCATGAAGAGCATCTCCATCCATTCCACTCGATTTCGCATTGCAGTTAAATCCTCTGCACCTGGCTTGCAGGGGATCATTGGATCAGGTCTAGCAGTCACGTCGTTCATCTTCATACAGGTCATCGTCTGGATTAAACGCCAGGACAAGGGCTGTCAATACAACCCCAGCCAACGCACCAAGAATAAACGTCATTACTTAGCAGCATCCCAAGGCAGACCAGCAGCTTTGGTTGGAGCGCGTTGCTCATCAATCTGACCTTGCAAAGCAGTTTCAATTTCAGTGACCTTTTCCGCAGTCAAAGCATCTCTGACCCAACCGACAACAATGTCAGAGGTCAGGTCGGCAAAAGCAATCAGCGTGTCAGGACGCTCAAAGTTGATGCTTCCATACGCACCAGATGAATAGGTGTCGTCTGCAGCTGAAACGGTGTAGTGAGCAGTGAAAACGAAACCGTCGGATGTTTCACGATCTAGGTTGGCAATTGCCCAAGTGAAAGTTGTAGCCATGGTCAAGCCTTGCCTGCGGTGATTGCGGAGCTTAAAGGCGCAAGGTCTTCTGTTGTCCAGTAGTCCTTAGCGACCATAATCTCAAGGTGTTCGACATTTCGACTCACCGTGTTTTGTTCTTCGGTGGTGCGGCTTTCTTGAGCCGCTAAAGCGTTGATTAAATTTACGCTGTCCATTGCTGCAGAATAATGTCTTGCAATTTCTTCAGCGGTCAGGGTGTCAGACATCAGGGCTAGGAAGGTTTAACGGGCCAAGTTGGGCTTGCAGGATCGCTAGTATTAGCAGGCAGATCGCGCAAAGCCTGACGATATGTTTGCATATCTGCGCTCATCGTAACGTCAGACAATCCTAGATAATCAGTGCCAGCCAAAAGCCTGTCGCGTTCGGCTCGCATTGCTGCCATCTGCTCTACAGGCAAGACATCACGGACATAAGCTTCTTGCTCTGCGTTCCATGCAGCTATTTCGGCGCTTGTCATAGTAACGGCAACGCCATTCTCCATTCTGTTCATGCTTGTCTCCTGTTAATTACGAGTTTTTAATACCGTACAGCAAAAACGTGCCAGCAGCAAACGTGGTTGTACTTGGCATGACTGTCATATAAGTCATGTTATTTGATGAGTTAGGTGCTACTCCGGCGGCGCTAGGACAGCCAGAAGAGGTGCTTGTGCCTTCTAGAAAATTGCTATTAATAGTAACCGGTGAATTTGTTTTGCCACCAACTTCTGCACTAAACCCAAAATTAGCTGAAGTAGTAGGTGTCCAACCTAAAAACAATGTCAAGTTATGAGAGTAAGCACTACTTGAAGCTATAGTGCTGCCGTCCAGTCTATTTCGCTGGTATAAAAAACTCATCCTGTTAGTGCCAACGCTACTTGGGTTGTAGGCTCCATCATAAAAATTAAAATATACACAATACCCATTAGTAGGTGTTGCAGTAAACTTACACCCATAGGCTTTAAGTACGAAAAAATCATAATTTGCATCTGAAAGATCAAATCCAACATTTGCAGTAGCAGCTGATATCGTAGTTGTGCTGATGTATTCCATAGCCCCACCACCACCACCACCACCACTAGCAGCAGCAAGCGTAATCTTCCCCGCTGATGAGCTGTAAGTTAAAACATCCCCGTCGGATGCACCAGCCTGCAAGCCAGGAATACGCAGACTGTTGATAGCTGTACTTCCTAAAGTAATCTCGTTGCTGACTGTTGCGGTACTTGCGTCTGCATCCGTACCTATAACAATGTTCTGGCTGCCAGTAGTGATATTGTCGCCAGCTCTGATTCCAATTGCTAAATTGCCAGAACCAGTCGTATTGGTGAAGAGAGCACCGGTTCCAAAGCCTGCATTTGAACCCCCAGTTGTGTTGAAATAAAGGGCATTTTTACCAACGGCTACAAGATCGCTTGCTGTGTTAGACCGTAAAGCATCCTTTCCAAGAGCCGTGCAATTATTGCCACTGGTAAGTGAAGAAAGAGCATCCTTTCCAACCCCTACGTTGTTAGCTCCAGAAGTGCTTGCACCAAGAGCATCGTCGCCAAACGCTGTATTGCTTGAAACGTTACCCGCGCCACGACCAACTGTTAATGAGTTAACTACTATGTCTGTTGAAAACGATGAGCCACCACCACCAGCAACTGCTGCAGTAACAAATGCTGTAGTAGCTAATTGTGTTGTATTAGTGCCGCTACCAGCAGTAGGAGCTGCAGGCGTTCCAGTAAAAGTAGGAGAGGCTGTTACAAACGCTGTTGTAGCAATTTGAGTCGTGCTTGTCCCGCTACCCGCAGTAGGCGCTGCTGGAACTCCAGTAAATGTAGGAGAAGCTAGGTTTGCTTTGCCACTTACGTCAGGAACAGCGGCTGTTACAAATGCTGTAGTAGCTAGTTGTGTTGTATTGGTACCGCCACTTGCAGTAGGAGCTGCTGGTGTGCCGGTAAATGTAGGCGAAGCTAGATCAGCCTTACCGCTGACATTAGGAACAGCGGCTGTTACAAACGCTGTTGTAGCAATTTGAGTTGTGTTTGTCCCGCTACTCGCAGTAGGAGCTGCTGGGGTGCCAGTGAATGTAGGAGAAGCTAAATTTGCTTTGCCACTTACATCAGGAACAGCTGCTGTTACAAAAGCTGTTGTAGCAACCTGAGTAGTATTTGTTCCACTGTTTGCTGTAGGAGCAGTGACTACGCCAGCAAACGTGGCGCCGCCGTTTGCATTTAGCGAGATGTTTGGTGCTGAGGGTAGGGTGCCGCCGATGTGGACATCGCCCGAGCTGTCAACAACAACTCGTTGCGTTCCAGAAGTTGTAATCGCTAATGAATCCGCTCCAGGTGAAAAGATTCCAGTATTAGTATCGCTCCCAGGCAGCAAGCTTGGTGCGGATTCACTACCAAGCGGAAAACTAACTTTGCCATTGGCATTAATGATTCCAGTTGTTGTAATAGCCTGACTACCAAAGTCAGGACTAACTTTCGTACCAGCAATCGCTGCAGACGCATTAATGTCTGCGTTAACAATAGAACCATCAACGATATTGGCTGAGGCTACGGTGATCCCAGTGGGAAGAGCACCTGTAGCTAGCTTGCTTAGACCAATAGCGGCACTAGCATTGACGTCTGCATTGACAATAGTACCGTCAACAATCATCGCGCTAGTAACACTTCCTGTATCGCCAGTTGTTAATACCGTTCCGGTAACATTCGGCAGCGTAATTGTGCGATCTGCTGTTGGATTTGCAACCGTTAACGTAGTTTCATGCTCATCGGCTGCTGAACCTTCAAATACAATATTTGCGTTATTGAAAAGTAGATCGCCGGTCATTGTGTCGCCAGTGGCATTCACAAATTCATCAGCCTCACTGCGCCATGCAGTGCCGTCATAAATCTTTAGTACGTACCTCCCCCCTGTGTTGTCAAGCCACATTTCTCCTCTTTCATTGCCCTGCTGGCCACTAACCGTGCCTGTGCCAGTTGTTGTGCCACTTGCCGTAAAGACAACACCAACAGCATTTGAGCCCGCACCAACAGTCGTAAAATCTGACGTCCCAACCGTCAGGATTTGATAAGCAGTGCCGGAGACCAACGCCGTTGCAGCCGTACTGGCTGGCGAAGCATTAGGTGCGGTCGAACCAATATGAACTGGACCAACTTTGACTAGATCGCCATTGCTGTTTTTAAAGAACAGACCAGGGCTATCAAGATTAGTGTTGACAGCAAGCTGCCCATCCGACATTGCGGTTGCGATAGGACGCTTATTTGCTGTGCCAGAACGCAAGTGCTGTAGAGCCATCCTTAATACCTGTTGCCAGGCCGGAAATTATGGCTCTATCTTACGAGACTCAAAAACTGCCGTCATCCAGCTGACTGGTTAAAGCAACCGTTCCAGTCAAATCAGGCAACGTCACAACACGATCTGCTGTTGGATCGGCAACCGCCAAAGTTGTTTCAAAATCATCAGGGCTGGCACCCTCAAATGCCAGTGATGCGTTTTCGTCAAACAACAATTGACCGCTAATCGTGCCGCCAGCTTTTGGTAATGCCAGTGCAGCCAAGTCATACGCTGTCTTGACCCCATTTGGTGTGGCAGCAGTTGTTGTACTAGAACTTGCAACGCCATCAGTCAGCTGCAGGACACCAACTGCACTTGTCGTACCAGTTGTGATTGAAATTGCAGGCGTTGTTGTTCCAGTTGCAATCTGAATTGGAGCGGTGCCGGTGACGTTAGTGACAGTGCCAGCCTGATTAGCAACCCACTCAAGGCCAGTTGTCTCACTGCTATTAGCGCTGAGGACGTAACCATTAGTTCCAACACCAAGCTTGGCCAGAGTTGTTGCTGCTGTTGAAACGATCAGATCGCCCTTTGTATAAGAGGCAATCCCAGTACCTCCACGAGGTACAGCCAGCATTCCACTGGTCAGGTTGGTAGCAACACGGAATTGGGTACTGACTTCCTCAAGAGCTAGCTGTACGTTTGTGCTGGTAAGATTTGCCGCAGGGGAAAATGAAACATTATTAGCTGTTTGCGACGTATAAGTAGACGAAACATCGATTTCAATCCAATTTGTTCCGTCTGATAAAAGGATGTCAGGCGGAGAAAGCAATACTTGAGGCGCTGGTGCTGTTCCCGTGCCACCAATCGCGACAACAAGATAATAATTTGAGTTTTCTGAATCTGGAGAAGGCAAAGCATTGCCAACACCTAGTCCTAAAGCAGAACCTTCCCCAGTAACACTTGCGACTTTGTTTGTTGTTGCGTTGTAAGTACCAGCAAGAATAATTGCGCCAGCTGAGATACCAAGCGGTTGCCAAACGTTGCCATCCCAAACAAAGAAGTTTTTTTCAAGCGGGTTGAAAAATAACTGTCCTTTAAATGCAGCAGTTGGCAAGGATTCGCCAAATGTAGTGACAGAACTGTCGGCAAGCTTGCTTCCAGTAATTGCGCTATCAGAAATATGAGTAGTTGAAAACTCACCTGTTGTAATCTTTGCTGCATCAAGATCAGGAATATCTGTGTAAAGCAGCGCAGTTGCTGCAGTAATATGACCTTGAGCGTCAAATGTAACTCCGCTAACTGTTGCTCCAGTTACGGAATTACTATGATTCAATGTTCCACTTGTGACTGCTAAGCCTGTTCCGGGCTGAATAATCCCCTTTGCAGATGCTGTTGCATCAGGCAAGTCAGTTGGCAGCAAACTGCGGAATGTTGGTGCGGCATCCGCTCCAGTAGCTGGCCCCACAAATACACTTGCTGCAACTTGCGTATCAAGTGACAGCGAAAGATCAGTTGTAAATGCAGTTGGGTTGCTAACAACAACAGCGAATGGGGTTGATTCTGTAACTGTTATTGATTGAATGCCAGCCTCTTGTGACCAAGCTGATCCGCTCCAGCGATACGCAATGCTTGTACTGGTGTTATACCAACCTTGGCCTATGTACTCACCTGTTCCTGAAGGAGTAGCACTGCTAACAATGCAGGTCGCTTGATCACCAATTTTTTCTGCAATAACTGAACTGGCGTGAAGCTTTCCACTTGTTACCGAGCTGGTTCCGAGGTTCGCTTCAAGAACAATGTCATTGGCAAGTGCTGTTACAAACGATCCAGTGCCGCTGCCTGTTACGGCCCCAGTCAATGTAATTGTTTGATCGCCAGTATTTGTTCCGCTACTGGTTCCGCTAAACACTGAACCATCTGTCCAGGTTCCATTAGCAACGGCTAAATTCCCAAGGCCTAGTGTGGCGCGTTGGTCAGCTGCCGCCCCATCATTAAGTAAAGCTCGACCAGCCGCAGTACAAGCTATTTCTTCAATTAAACCGCCGCCTACAGAGCTCCGGCCAAGAATTATGTCAGTGCTGGCTGTGTTTTGAATTTTGTCATAGGTGACAGCGTCACTGGCAATAGCTGCACTGTTAACAACTCCAGCGGCAAAGCTTGTTGCAAATGATCCTGTGCCCGTGCCTGTGACAACACCGCTCAATGTAATTGTTTGATCACCAGTGTTAGTGCCGGTACTTGCGCCTGAATGTGAACCACTGAAAGTGCCATCTTGCGTGGCTAACGTTCCAAGTCCTAATGTTGCTCTTTGTTCTCCAGTATTGGCATCAGCAATTAACGCACGGCCTACAGGAGTACAACTAATCTGCTCAATTGTGCCTGAACCGCCAGATGCACGGCCTAAAAGTACATCAGCAGACGTGGTGTCCTGCAGCTTGTCGTAAGTGACTGCGTCTGACGCAATATTATTTGTCTGAACAATGTTTGAAGAAAGGCTGGTTGCAAAAGATCCGGTGCCAGTACCTGTAACTGCGCCAGTAAGCTCAATTGTTTGATCGCCTGTATTAGTGCCTGAACTCGTACCTGAATGAGTGCCAGCAACTGTGGCGCTTTGTGTGGCTAACGTTCCAAGGCCCAGAGTTGTTCTTTGAGCAGCAGCATCAGCGTCGTCAATTAACGCCCGACCTGCGGCAGTACAATCAATCTGCTCAATTACGCCAGAACCACTAGATTCTCGACCTAAAATTACATCAGTTGTTGTTACATTTTGAATTTTTTCATAAGTAACGGCATCGTTGACAATGTTTGCTTCGTCAACAATCCCTGCTGCGAGTGTTGTCGCGAATGAACCTGTACCTGTACCGGTAACAGCTCCCGTCAGTGCGATCGTTTGATCACCAGTATTAGTGCCGGAGCTTGTGCCCGAATGCGTTCCAGCAAAGGTTCCGTTTTGTGTTGCTAACGTCCCAAGACCAAGCGTGGTGCGTTGAGTTGCGGCATCAGTGTCAGCAAGCAGCGCCCTGCCTGCTGCAGTTAATGAAAAGACATTATATGTGTTAGATGCAGTCGCATAAATGCCTTGGTCTGCGGCAGTCGTTAATGCTGCTATTGACTGCAGGCCAGCGTCATAAGCCTGGACATTGGTGCCTATTGCTATACCAAGATTTACCCGTGCATTGGCTGCATCACTTGCTCCCGTTCCACCATCCGCAATGGTGATGTCTGTAATGCCAGTGATCGTGCCACTGGTAACGGTCAGGTTTGTAAGGGTTGATCCGTCAGCATTAAGCGTGGCAATCGTGCCAAGACCTAACGTTGTTCGTTGAGCTGCAGCACTTAAGTCATCTAGTAACGCTCGGCCTGCAGCGGTACAAACAATTTCCTCAATAATTCCAGCGTTTGCGCTGCTCCGTCCCAGCAAACGATCAGTGGCCGTAACGTTTTGAACCTTGGCATAGGTAATTGCGTCATCAGCAATCGAAACTGTGCCTAGCTTTGTCGTACTGCTTTGATCAAGCTTGCTTAGGTCAACGGTGTTGGCGTCGAGCAGGTCAAAACCAGCTTCAACAAGGTTTTTTACAGTAACCTTCTTGGTCTCGGAACCGCTAATGTCCGCAATAGGCAGAACGTCTACTGCTGCAACCCCAGCCTTGGACAGCTCGTTAAGCTGCGTAATTCGTTGGTCAGCCAAGGCTCAGCTCCTTACGCCAGGGGTACGTGCGTTTAGTTTAATCCGTAACTTCCGTCAACAGGAAATTGAGAGACTGCTCTTGACGGATTCGATCGTCATCTTCTTTCAGCAGGTACTCGGCAAACGTGCCAACCACAAGCTTTAACTCGCCGGTCGTCACAAAATCCAAAGTGCATCTAATTGCGTCATCTAGGTCAACTGAAACGCCAGAATTGGTGACAACAGCAGTGAGAGAGTAAAAAATGCTCTGCTCTGTTGGGCTTAAATCGTTATCAACTAAATGAAGGAAAAGGTCAAAGGCACAGCCTAAATCTAACCTTTGTATCAACTGAAGCATCAAGAGTGACGTCTCCTTTGCGCCATTAGTCGCATTGTTAAAAATGCACTCAATACGCCCGCTGCCACTAATCAAGCCAGCATTGTATTGATTCTTAAACTTGTCCGAAAGCGTTGTTGTGTCAACCTGCTCACGACTGGCGTTAAATTCGTAGTTCGTGACATCGCCAAGGATATTAGAGCCGACGTCTCTAACATCAATTGTTATCGCAATAGGATCTCCCGTAAACGATTGCAAGGCAACTTCGCTTGTCCGATTATTATTTACAGCATCAGCAAATGTCGGGTATAAGCGCAAGCCACCAGCAGCATTTACATTTACAAAAGCGCTAAAAGTGTCTTCTATTGCTCCAGAAGACCAGTTAGAGGCTGGAATGAACAAAAGATTACGTGCGTCACTTGTTCCAATATCAACCTTGTCTCCTGTAAAAAGATTGTCTACCCCGCTTGACGTCCCAATGCGGCTAAGCGTCGTACTGATGTCGTCGCTAGAAACTTGCTCCGCTAAATTGCCTAAAACAATTTGCGTTCCACGACGTAACCGGATATTGCCTTGGCTGCCAAGAAAAAACGTCATGAACTAATAACTTGAATAAAGTCGCCGTCAACCGTAAAATTAATTGGAACAACACTTAGCTCACCAGTCGAAACTGAAATGCTTGCAGATGTGATGTAAGCGTTAAATTTAATGTCGTCTAAGTCCCCCGTTCCAACGTTTAGCTCCATAAGCACCCTGTCACTTGTCTCGATAGAGCCAGTCTTGTGAATCTTTGATAGCAACTTTGTAAACTCAGTAAAGCTTGCACTCTCCCCTCCATCAAGCCTGTAGTACATCAAAGTTGCGCTACCTGTTGCGCTCTTGACTCCAGGAGTAAAGGTATTGCTTGCGCTGTCAATAGTGTTGGTGCTCAGCAACTCAAGCGTGGTCTCTACAGACCAGTCACGAATCTTAGCGACAGGTTTGCTGTCGAAGACCAATGAGCCACTGCGTCCGGTGTAGAAGGCCATTACTTCGCTAGGCTTGGAACATTGTTTTTATACTAGCTCACATCAAACTCGGTGGACCTAAAGTCTGCAACATAAGCGCGGTCCTCATCATCGCACGGATACTCGACAGCCCTTACCGTCACCTCTCCATCCTGATCCATTTCTACTTCCGTGATGCGGAACACACGCTTCTTCCCCGGATCAATCCCCATCACATACAGGTTTTGTGCGTTCTCACTAAGCTGAGAGGCAACTCCGCCTGACACTGCTACTAAGTCTCTAGCGTGCACCTTGCTATCGTTTCGATCGTAAATTAAAAAGCTATAAGTTCCGTCTTCAATTTTATCTTGCAATGGCGAATTTAAAATTCCGTCCGTACCAATAACGCCGGAAGACCGTCTTTCCCAGTTAGTAAGACCGATGTCTACATAAATAAAGGCTCCAGGCTCAACTGGATTGTTTGAAGGGAACGTCTTAAACTCAACGCCACGCCTGATAAATTTACGCTGGTTGACAAGCATCTTGCCAAACAAAATTGCTTGTTGCCTGCTCGTAATAAAACCACTTGCGTCAAACGTTTCTTTAATTGCTTTGTTTACATTAGTATTTTTTCTTTTAACTTGAACTGTTCTTTTACGCTGAAAAACCGTTTCTGCGTATTCTTCTCTGTAAATGACACTTGCAATTAAGTCTTGAGTACTTGCGCCATAGTCCAGAAACTCTTCCTTGTAAGAATTTTCCAGTATGTTTCCTGTCGTGAACAATGCGGAAATAGCCAGAGAGATGGGGCGTCCATCGTCTTCGGCTGCTCTGCCACTTCCGGTTACGGGCACAACGGGAACTAGAGTCTCCTTGCCATTTTTTCGCGCAAACTCAAGCAAGCTAAAAGGAGCATTGCTTACCCAGAACTCGCGCCAAGACGAGTCATCAGCAATTACACAATCCATAAACAATCTAATGCTTGTCGGCGTCTCGTTCTCTTCAAAGTGACCAGGCAGATTATTTCGTTGGCAGAATCTTTTTGCAAGCTGAAGGCTATCTTGATCTAAAACAGATTTTGGCGCGTATTTGCCAATTCCATTTCTTTTGTCAAGGACGGTGTCTACAAAAATGTCAGGGGCAAAGCTTGTGCTTGCAGTGGGTAGGCTGTCAAAGTCGTTCACTGTATAACTTGTTTTACCTTGCTCCACAAATGCACTCACATTACGCATATCTTGAACATTTCGACCGGCAAACATGCTTAATCCAAGCATTGAAAGGTCGTTGTAGATTCCTTTGGCGCTTTGGATTTGTTGTTCAGTTACAGCGGTTAATGACATTTCGGGGCCATTCTCAAGGCTAAACTGAATTTCAGTGTCAGTGTTAACCGAAAATACGTCCCACTCATTTATAAGCTCAGGCCCACGCTCTATAAGATATGGCTCGTTCTTTTTCTTTTGCTCCGCTATATGTATTTCTGAGCCTTTGTACCATACAATTACGGAGTCAACAGCGTTTTTTGTAGACTTGCTTGTTTCGTTGCTGCTTAAAACAACAATCGTTTCTTGGCCGTTTAATCTAAGCTCAGAAGCTACGTCATAGACAGGTTCGAGCTTGAAAGCATACCTGGCACGGCTTGGGGCAAGAAAATTAAAATCAGTGTACGCATCGCTTTCTGAAGCTTGGCGCAAAGAGAAAAGCACTGGATGCACTGTATAGCGCGTGGCTGATTCTTTCTTGTAGGAAAACCTAAAGAAAGCTTGGCGTGCATGTATTCCGTTGTCGCCTCTTGAATATCTTTTTGATGCCCGTATCTCGCCATACTTTTTTTGACGGCCAGATATTCGTCTAAACAGTTTTGATTTAATTGAAAATTTAACTTGATCAACTTCGCTCATCGTCTCGTATGCCGCTGATTCTGCTTTTACTAAAGCCTTAACAAAGAAATGGTTATCAGCTGCCTTCAAGCAGTCCTCCCAGTTATCTAAAAAACGATTAATTGCACGTTTAGCGTTTCCTTTATCTGCTAAAATTTTCCCGAATACTCTCCCTGCTGCATTTATAGCGTCTTCGTCAACAATTTTTTTACCCTTTGGCAAACTATTTAGCAGTCTGTTCATTGCATTAAGGCCGCCAAAGCCGTATCTATTCTCTACGTTCAAACCATTCTCAACTGGGGAAAGACTCGTAAAAGCGCTTTCTGCCTTTCGCAGTTGCCTAATTACCGGCCTTCTTTCCTTAGCCTTGATCTCTTCGCGCCTAGCTTGAATTTTATCTTTTACTTCAGAAAGTTTTATTTCGAGTTTGCTTGCTGAGCGCCTTAATGACATACCTCCTGTTTTCTCGTCTCTTAGTTGATCCCAACTGGGTATCCTGTACACGCCCTTTGCACTACTTGACTTGGTCGCTTGGTTGAAAGAAGACTCTTTAACTCGTTTTGACTTATTAAGACCTTCACGAATTCTTGACTTAATGTTATTTAGATCATTTTTTATACTATCTAGCTCGCTAAGCAGTACACCCAGCTCCCCTTTTTGCTTATCTTCTTTAATTGCTACTATAATAGCGGATCTTAAACCTCTAGGTTGACCACCTATAGTAATTATGCTTAGCCAAATATCTGACTTATCATGCTCTCCGGCAATAACTTCAGCAATTACCTCTTGCGCTTTATCGCGATCACTTTCCAACTCATCAATAACTTTCGACCGTTTAATGGTTGGCGGGTCTGCCATAAACTCACGTTGTAATTCTTTTGTATATTCAATTGAACCCCCCGGATCAATTGCTTTATACTTTATTTCATCAAGTACGTTTATCCAACTAACTATACGGTCGCTATTAAAATCATAATTGACTTTGCAGTGGCCTAGCTGATAAGTATTTTGAAATCTTGTTCTTATGTATTGTCGTAGATTCGATTCTTTTTCTGTTTCTTTCTCAACGGCAGACAAGTCTTGAAAATTTTTATTGCTTTGAGTAGGAGGGTCAGGTACTGCTTCTTCGTCTTCCGTCACATTTCTTAGTATTTTCATATGCTGCTCTAACTTTGCTTTTTCCTCTTTTGCCTCCTGCACGGGCAACACTTCATCGTATGGGGCGGTTGGGCAGAAGCCGCTCTCTACGCACCTAAAAGTTGCGTTTACGTCACCATCATCAATATCCTTAGAGTTTCCAAAACTAATTAAACGAAATTTTGCAGATCCCAACATATAAGTGCTTCCAAAGTCCAAAGCACTTACTGCTTGACGGCGAAGATTAACACCTAAAGGGCGTGCTTCACCATTATCGTTGTGGCGTTCGTAACCTTTAGACTGAAATCTAACTATAATTTCCTTGCCTTTTGTGTACTGAAAACTTGGACTTGTCCAGTCAAGTTGTTCTAGCTCAATTCCATTGATAGCGTATCGTTCCTCGCCGTTAGTATCTCTTGTCACCATTTCTACGTTGACAGGGATAGGGTCATAAACTCCGATTGATGATGAAGTAGTAGGAGAATATGCTTGGCTGAATCCTGCCGTACCACTGCTATTTTTAATAGTAACAACTTGACAAACTGCCTGATTATTGTCACGCTTCAGGTCTTGTGGATAAAAGCTGAGATCACCTCCTCTGGGCAATGCAAGATCATTAAATGCTGGATTTTTGCCCTCAGCTGCGCTCTTATAAAATAAAAAAACTGTCGCTGGGTCTAACTGGTCAACCGAAAGAGAACCAAAAGCAGTTCTTTTGATACTAAGGTTTAGTATTTGCGCCGCACCAAGAACAAACAGCAGCTGCATAAACTGCGATGAACCATAATTATCCACTGACGACCAGACTAAAGAGCCGCTAACACGAACTCCTCCTGATCGATTGTGGTCTTTATTGGTGTAGACAAGGTTTACTGGATCACCGTAAGACGCAAGCTCTGGGGCGCTATTAAAACCAGAAGAGGGCGCAAAACGTTGCTGTCTACTCCTTTTATCGTTTTTAAGACCAGGAACATTTGGCTTGGGTGCTAATAGTGCCGCTCCAACCTGAAACAGAATCCCAACAACCGTTAGGACAAGCGCAATCGTTCCCACTTCATTCCTAACGTCAAGCGCACTGCCAGCTTTTGGATCCTTATATTCCTGCTGTAGCGCAACAAACTCCAGATACTCTTCCTTGCTTACCCCCAGCGCTTCAATCAGCTGGTACTCGTAAGGCAGCAGTCTCCGATCCATCAGTTCAACCAGAAATAATGTGCATTGACGCGCTCAACTGGAACGCAAACAACTTGGCCGCCAGGAGCAAGACAGATCAAACCCTGATCAGTCACCGTTCCAAGCGCAGCATTGTTTGGCTCAGCAAGCAAAGCGGCAGCACCAACTTTTGGTATCTTAAGCCGCTTCCCGCTTTGAAGTAACCACCGAGCCATCTGACTTGGTTTAAGTGTTTCGGCTGAGTACAGCCAGTAAACCCAACAAAACTGCTCTTTGTAATCCGACAACCCAAGCCGTGAACGGATTTCACAAAGCAACTGAAAGCAATCAGTCTTATTTCGTCCGTCTGCTGGGTGTGCGCCCCAGCAATATTCCAGCCCGATTAAGTCATTCATCGCAATGACAAGTTTGAGTCAAGTGGCAGAATGCCAACGTTTCTTTCCGTCAGGGTTCTAGCCGGAAAGCCTCCTGCAACACCATCTAAGGCAGATCGAAAACGAAGCTCAATCGTGTCGTCACTAAATGACGCTCCAATCCCTACGTAGTACTCCTCTGGTCCAGTGTCGGGTATAGAGCCACCAACCGTAATAAATCTGGTACACAAAAGCATTTTACTCAACCTATTGCCGTCGCCTTCTTCTACAAGACGTATTGCGTACTCACTGGCTGGCAAACGAATAATAACTTGCTGATTTTCCGCATTTAAGCTAGACACGCCGCCTTCTGCTTCAAAAGGAGCAAAACTATAATTTTCACCTTTAAAAATCTTGGTTTCTTGTATAAAATAATTCTGGTAACGCTTAACCATGCCTTTGCTAGGGTCAATTTCAATGAATTGACAAATTCGGATTTCGTTACTCATTATGCGTCAAGCTCCGCTATAAGTTCAATGGAAACGTTACTAACTCCCTCTTTTACGCTTTGTATCTCAGGGGGCTTGGCATAACGCCACTTTATTACGTCTTTAATATAAACCTTAGAAGCATTACCCATTCCCCGCAATAAACCTGTCCCTGGCTGAAAATTTTCAAGAGTTCCGTTGGTGGACTCGTAATGCTTCAAAATATCTAAAACAGTTCCGGCACCTCGACGCAGCTCAATGTCATCACCAATGTTGTTGAACTGTAGTTTCAAAACATACTGCGTCTTTTGATTACCAAAAGCACGACGTACTGTCGCGCCAGACATTGCCCTGTAAACCTTAATGGGCAGATCGCCCATTGTGATCTTTCTAGACGACGGCGTCATTGTCGGAAATCTTGTTGCCATCAGCGAAGACCAATCTTGGATCTAGTTCTAGGACTATTCTGCATCTTATCTAGCGTCATGCTCATACCTCGCTTTGCTCCGTCATTAGACGCTTGTTTACGGGTCACTGCCATTGCAGATTCAAGCTGCTCACGGCTGACGTATTCCGTTCCACCAATACTGGTTGTCTCAAAGCTGAAGTTCATGGATGGTGCGCCTCCTGAAGCAGGAGAACGACCCATAAGGGAGCGCATGTCCTCATTACGCATGACACCGCCTGATTGCCCTGGAACGAATAGCTCTGGGCCACGCTCTCCAACCAGATAAGGCTGACCACCTTCAACAGGGCCACCGTTTGCAGCAGTTGGAAGGTTAAGAGCTGAAAAGCCAGGGCCGCCTTGCTGAATTATGTCGCCAGAAAGGCCAAATCCACTTCCATCTTGGATAACAATGCCAGGATCAACAGCGCCGGAACCACTGCCACCGCCACCGCCACTCATCCCGGCAAATGCCTTCGCAATGCCGATCGCAATGTAAGTAGCAATCATCCTCGTACCTTCTTGGACTAACATGTTCCCAATGGTTCTCAAGAAATTAGCGAATGCTTCAGTTGCTGTTTGAGTGCCCTGAATAACCTCACTTAAACCATTCACCACTGAATTAACGGCTGGGGCGGTAAGCGCAAAAGCTTCGTTAAAGCGCTCTTGAGAAACACGGGCAGCATCAATTCCGGGTTGTAATTTAGCGTAATTATCTGCAAGCCTCTGTACTTCTTTAAGGTCCTTTTCTTTGCCGGTTATCAGTTCTACATCGCCTCCCTTGGCGCGAAGATCTGCAATCCTGTCGGTTAGTGCTTGTATTTCCAAGCTATAAGCTTGAGTTTGTCTGATTCGATCTTCCCCTAACTCCGCTTCTAGCCGAGAACTTCCGTCGAAGAACCCAAAGCCAGTCCCTAAAAACTCTCCTGTTGTCTCAGGGCTAAGAGAACGAATTTGTTTTTCAGCAGAAGAAGCGGCTTTTAAATTGTTTAATGCGGCTTGATCTTTAATCTGCTGCTGAACGTCTAAACGTTCCAGCTCTCTTTGCCTGGCTGTTTCGGTTGCAAGCTCTGCTCGTTCTTTTTCAAGGTTACGCAGCATCTCGTATTTAACTGTGATTGCATCTATAATTTCTTTTTCGTTAATACCCGTCTTTTCTATCCTTTCTTTTATATCTAAAAGATCTGCTGTAATAAAGAATTGACTTTGGATAAGAGTTAGCTCATCTTCGTATCGTTCTACCGCTGTTTTTTGAAAAGCCCTTAGGCTATTGTTTACACTGTCTAGAGCCTGCCGTGAGGCCATTGTGGCCATTTCGTTATTAACAACTTCACGATTAATCGCACGTTGCGTAAGCAAAATATTGTTTGCTCCGTTAAGTCGTGCTCTGTTTTGAACGCCTATAGCTTTGTTAAGGTTATTTTGTACGGTAAGACTTTTGGTACTAAGTTCCCCAGACAACGATATTTCTGCTGCTAATTCTGCTCTTAACTTTTCTACATCTGCAGTTGCTTTATTTAGATCTAAATCTCCTTGCATTGTAGCAAGAGTATCACGTCTTGCTGTTAATCTATCTCTAACTATAGCTGTTTCATCTGCCTGAAGTTGTTTACGTTTTCCTACCTCATTAGTTAACAACTTCTCTAAACTAAGAATTTCACGTGTTTTGTTTGCGGCTCTATTGTTATAATCCTCCACCATTCTTAAATTGCCTGCTCTTTCAATTATTAAAGTATTAAGTTTCTGTGCTAGTGCGAACCTTTCGTCTCCAGGTTCCATGCCTTGTACTTTTGTAGCCAGATTTGCTATGCCTATAGCAGCAGTATCAGCTTTCTTTTGGAACCTTTGCTTACTTGCTTCTTGCCCTTGAGGTTCTCTCGTTCCAGCGCCTGTTATTTGTTTGATTATGTCTAACAAACCCTTTAAGGGGCCCGCCATCAGCAACTGCAATGTAACTCCTATGTCATTCATTACATTGTCAAACTCTTTAGATGTCCTGCCCAGCTCTTCAAATTTCTTTCTTGCTTCCGTGCCATAAACCTTCTCAAACTCTTGGATTGCTGCAACAGCAACTTGAGAACTTAAACCTTGTGAAGACAAAAATTCTGCTCTTCCGGCAAAACCTTTAGAGCCGTTTTGCCCGATAAGCGAAACAAACTTATCGATATTGTCAGAAGCTTTGTTGAAAGCTTTTCCGGTGCTGAGTGCTGCTGCACCAAGCTTGTCGAACTGTTGACCTAGGGCTCCTCCTAATACGGAACCCCCCATGCCGAAAGCACTGCCTAAAATTCCCCCAAGAACGGATCCAGGGCCGCCTCCAAACAGCAATGGGAAGCCCGCTCCTAAAGCAACATTGGTGCCTAGCTTTCCTGTTTTTTTACGTTCTCTTGCTTTTGCTGCTTTGGCGTCTCTAGCATCTTTATCAGCTTGTTTTCTGGTTCTGGCAAGGCCTCTATCTCTCTGAACATTTTCTCTTTTTAGCTCGGCTACAACTGCTTTGTGGGCGTTAACCTCTTCAATAACTTCGTCAGTAATTTGTCTGGCTTTGGTTACATTGCCCTTAAGTGCTTCTACATTGGCTTTGCTTAACTTTCCCTGTACTGCTGCAATTAATTTTTGGTCTGCAAGCTCCAGGGATTTAAGTTTGTTTAAACTTCTTTGGGCAACGTTTATGCTCTTTTGTCCCGCTCTGACCTTGCCTAAAAATTCCTCTTGACGACGTATAAAAGCTTCTGCTTTGCCAAGAGCGTTGGCGTACTTTGTTGCGTCTCCTACGTTCGCTGCAGTTATGACCTCAGTTGAAAGGGCTCTTGCCTGTCTAACTTTTTGAGGAGCAAATCGACCAGATTCTGCAAGTGTGTCAACTCGCTCTTGCAGTCCCCTGCCTTTTTCAAAACCTTTAGATCTTAATTTTGAAAGACGGTTGAGTTCATTCTGACGTTCCACCAACTTGCCCATTGCGTCGGCAGTGGTTTTAAGTAGCTGCAGGTTTGCTTCTCCCCCTGCTAACGCCGCCTTAAATGCTTGTTGAAGTTGCTGGCTTGAAGCACGTATAGCATCAATCTCAGGCTGGCTTCCTTTTGAATCTTGAACACGTCCGCGCCTAAGTTTTGCTAAACGAGTTTCAAATAAATCAGTAGTCTTATTAAGATCAATTTGAGTACGGGTTTGTTTTGCAACAAGGTTGTTTAGTTGCTTTTGGCCTTCTATTTGTTTTTGAACGCCCCTTGCCGTTGCAAACTGCAATTTAGCGGTGCGATCAGCTAAAAATGCTGCTCTTTGTGCTCCACGCTCTGACTGCAAAGCGTTAAGTCGTGATGCTCTGTTTGGGTCTTTAGCGAAACGTCCTTTTTCTCCGCGTGGTTGATCTCGGCCAGTTACTCCAAGGACTTGCCGGGCTCTTGACGCAACGCCCCCAAGAGACTGAGCTTTTCTCTTTAAAGTTTCAGCTTCCTCGTTCGCTGCTTTTAGTTCTCGTGTAAGAGCTTTTAGTTGGGCTTGACCGCTTACAAGCAAATTAATTTTTGCTTGATAGTCGGCCACAGCAAAACTCCTCTCTGCTCTAAGAGTTTAGCGCCTACGCCGTGCCTTATCCATTTCCTTCTGCTGCTCGTCATTGATCACGCTGAAATAAGCGCTCCAACCAAGCAGTTCCTCTGGTGTCATTGTGGCGCGAACTTCCGACAAGCTCATGCCAAGCTCTTTGGCAACGCCAAATTGCAGCATGAGCCAATTGTCCTTACGAAGCTCCGCGCTTAGGATTTTGGGTCGATTGCCGCTTCGTCTTCACCTTCGCTCAGCACTCCAAGCATCAAAGACTGAAGATCCTTATCTTTGACTTCGTTCTTTAGAACGTCAATCTCACCAGCAGTAAACAGCTTGTTTCCGTTTGCATCCTGTGCCTTAGCAATCAACAGCTGTAGTGCAAAAGCATTGGCATCATCGGATTTAGCTTGCTTTTGAGCACGTTCGCGCTCAGCCATTGTCAAAGGTGTCACATACATTTCAAACTCTGTGCCATCAGAAAGTTCTACTACCTTCTTGGAAGGTTCCAGATTTGCAGCTTTCCGAAGACGATCAATTGCTCGCAAAGAAGATGCAGCAGCCATACAAATGATTGTGTATGTGTTGACTGTAGCAGTGCAATAAAAAAAGCCCCGGATAAACCAGAGCTTCTCTTGTTTTAACTACGAATTAGGACTTAGCGAAGTCGAAAGTCGGTGTTGTTGTAGGACGGAAGTTGATCTCAACAGACTGGGCGTCATCAGGGTTGATGGCCAAGCTTGCTGTAGTCAAGTTTGCCTCAAACTCGATGGAACGGCTCAGTGTGTCGTTCAAGGTGCCACCGCTAAATTGCTGATCGGTATAAAGCTTGAACTTACAACCGGTCTGAACACGCTGAAGCACGTCTTCGACCATCCGGTTGCCCAGAGCATCGTCAGTGTCAGTGAAGTACACAGTTGCGCTTCCCGAACCATCAGCAAAACCTGCAATAAAGGTCTTGAAGGGAACGTACTGCCCAGGCGTAGCACCAATGGTTGTGACGTCAATTTCGTCACGGGTGATCTCAAAATTCCATTCACGAACCTGGCCGACAGCTGCAAAAGCTGCATATTCAACCTGGAACTTGTTTGGAGCGACAGCGGTGCCGTCGTCTGTGATCGTAATGGTAGAACCGCCTGATGTTGCAGAAACCTGCATTACACCAGTCGCTGCCACGTAAGAAATAACGTAGTAGGTCGTGCCAGCGGCAATGCCAGCAGGCAACGTTCCAGAGCCAGCAGCACCTGTTGTGGTGTTGACTACGCTGAACTTGACGGGATCGCCTGCCTTAAAGTTGAGGTAAGTTGCGACAGTGACGGTGTCCGCAGCAACAGTGACGTCGCTTTCAGCAAACTGACCCAACGTGCCAGCTGGCTTGTAATAGAGAGCACCTGAAGTGCCGGATAGAACGGTGGCTGCCATTGGGCGTACCAGAGAAATAGGGTTTCTGCGGGCACAGCCCGGCTATTAACAGATTAGCGCAAAGCAATCAAGACATCACTGTCGCCACATAGCCTGTGTCGATTCTTCCCATAAACATCGGAGAGTCTTCAGTAGCGGAAAACGTTGGTCCGTTAATGCCGCTAACTCGAAAAAATACACCGCTATTTGTCTTGGGTGTATTGTTCAACGTCTCCAAAACGCTTACAGCAGTTGTCAGTAACGTCTGATTACGTGCTGGACCTTTGCCTTTCTCCGTAAAAATACGAATAACAATCGCACCACGAGCATTGTCTACGCTGCTGGTCAATGTTGCCTCGTTAGTAAGGCCAAAAGTCACATTGATGCGAACGTACTCAGTTGTGGTGTTAGCTGGAACGGCAGTGATGTTGTCGAAGAAGACTGGTACGGCTGGCGACAGGTTGTTAAAAGCCGTCAAAAGCGGATTTTCGACTGCAGCTCGAATTGCTTGGTAGTTCATTAGCCGAATCCTTTTGCTTTACCAAATGTAAGAAGTCCTTTGCGAAAACCTTTTTCAAGGGACTTGGTTAAAGGTCCGCCTAACCCGAAGGTTGACCACCAGTCAGCAGGTGCAGAACTTGTAGCGCCTCCATCTCCTCGCACTTGTCCACGCGTGTCTCCCGGCGAGCGTCTACCGGTTTTTATTGTTTTGCTAAGCACTTTTCGTTCGTCTAAGTCTTTCGTGGGTTTTGCGTAAGAGCGAAGATCCATTGCCTTATTTGCATGTGGAGAAGTGTTTAATATCGTGTATAAACCCGTTGCTTTAAATTTAGTTTTAGGCACGTTTCTTAAAGTATATTTGTATAAACCTGTGGAACTGCGAGGGTTTCCAGGGCCTTTGCCTGGTGCAACTGCATACCAGGATGCTGAAAATTCTCCTGAATAAGCCGGGCCAGCTTCAACAAGATCGTTCATTATTTGAACGCAAGCTGTTCGAGCCCCTTCAACAGTAGCGTCCTCTATATCCTTTATTAAAAACTTAAGATCCTTATTAGCCATTACTGCGGCCTCGCAATGATCGTGTGAAGCAAGGGGTCTTCACCCCTAAAGCTTTCTACATTTAAAATCTTGGCTTCCCTTGTCGCACCAGCCTGTGAATACTGGATACGGTCAGCTTCAGTTGGGTAGTAAGAACCCAGCTCGTCACCGCCAATAATTACCTTGACGTCAGTCGTTTGGTAAAGACCTTGGCTTTCCTTAGACGTCACGCTTGAAATTAAACCTTTCAACACAACTGATGTATCCGCACCAGTCACGGCACCTGTTGTTGGGTTGTAGGTCCGTGGTGTTGTCGTTTTAACCAGAGTTATGTCTTGGCCCCAGTCATCAAGTAATGCCTTGGGGATCGACTTGAACGTGGTGTCTACTAATGACATCTCAACCCCTCACCATACGAACTTGATAAGTGCCAGAACCTCCAAGGCAATAAGCACCAAGATAAGACTGCAGCCAAGGGTAAACGTCGAATACGTTATTGACAGTTCCAACAGCTTGGCTATCAGTGTTGTACTTGACTTGGAGGTCTCCGAGTTTGACCTCTTCGTATAACCCCTTATCGCCGGTAGTCCCTGTAATTGCGTCCGTGTCATTAGCCAGCTCAAACGCTAATAGATATGTAGCCTTTTTAATTGAGTTTGGGATTGCAGAGCAAGCTAGCTCTACGCGATCCACATGATAATTATTGCGTGGCCAACTTAAAGCTTGGCCTGAATCGCAACGATCACCATAGAAATTCAACGTGTCGATCCAGCCTGTAGCTGTGATCAAGGCACGATTTTTGTTGTCGTCTTGTTTGTTGTCCCACTGCGTTGAGCTTGGGACGGTTTCAAAATACGCGTCTGCTTCTGCCAACGTCACATAGCTGTTAGCTGTTGCGCTCTTGAGGGTGGCGTCGATTGTGGCAGCCATAAGGCAAAAAGAAGGTGGCCCCACCTAATGGTAGGGCCTTTGGTCTGATCAGGATCAGATGGTGCTGGTATCCAGCGGAGAGTTGACAGTCAACTGAACCATAGGGATCAAGTCGATGTCATAAGTGGCTGCCCATTTGTTAGCGGTAGCCAGGTTGGCGTTGGTGGGGTTATCACCAGCGTCAGACCACTTCGTTCCCATCACATGATAGGTCGAGTGGTAATCCACAGAAAGCACGTCTTGCTTCGAGAGCACGTTGCGATCCGCTTCAATCCGAAGCTCTTGCTGCACACCTTCAAGGATGGTGCCTGACTTAATCAGATAGCAATAGAACTCACGTTGGTGACCACCAGTGCCAGGAGCAACAGTGTTCACTGAGCTGTCGGTAACGACCCGCATTCCTGCGAATTGTCCGACTTCGCGAGCGCCAATGCCTACGCCACCACCACCCCAGGTCACTGCACCATTAGCGGCGAGTGCTGCAGTAGAGAAGGTCAGCATTCCTACCTGATACAGGTAGTAAGCAACAGAAGGATGGACAATCAGAGTGTCCAGCTCTTCGCCGCGCTCACCAATCTTGGAGCGGGCTTCAGCAACCATGGTTGCACTAAGGAAGTTAGCCTCAGTAGCGCCAGAAGCTGCTGCCTTGCCTTTATCAAGGGCATTGGCAGAAAGTGCCGTGCCAAACAGTCCAGCAAGCTGTGAGAACAGACGTGCGCTGTTCAGCTTGTTGATTGCATCAGCCAGTTGGTTGCGGATGTGAAGCATAGGGTCTTCGCCCGCCGCCAAAACTGCGATGTCGTCTACGGCATACGCAAAGCCACGGTGACAGATGCTGGCAATTTGAGTACCAGTTCCGATCTTTTGTGGCGTCAGGTAACCAGCAGAGCTGGAACCCCACGTAGCAGTCCCGTCCATGATCTCTTCTGTTGGAGATACAGGATTGAACTCGGGAACTTGAATGCGAGTACCGCCTGAGCGGGAATCAAGCAGTGAATTGCGAACAACAGCACCGCTCTTGATGAACAGGCTGCGCTCTTTAATCGCCTCAGACACATAAGTGCTGAGATTATTCCTTTTGACGATGTCCGCGAGTAGGACACCGCCGGAATAATTCTGAAATGGTGCGGCCATTTCTTTCCTTAAAGTTGGGGTTTACTGGAGTTCCAAGTCACGGACTTAGGAATGGTGTCCCACGGGGACTATTTACCTGCCTCTCTTCGCAGCACGGCTGCAAGTTCAGGCTCGGTATTATCCAAGGTCATTTGCCTTGTTAAGTTAATACTACCTTCTGCCCAAGGATTTGTGATTCCGGCAGCACCTGCAGTTCCGGTTGCAGGCTTAGCGCCCATACCAGCTTGAGCACTGGGCTTGAATTGATGTTCCCAACCAGAACCTGGGTTCTTTAATTTGGCTAGATAAACATTCAAATCTTGCTCAATACCGCCGTCTAGGACGACAACTTGACCAGACTCTGATTTTTTCAGATTACTCTGAACAAGCTGAAGCACTTGGTCGGCATTGACAGCACCAGCCTGGCCAATCGCTGAAAGAGCAGCAGTTTTCATTGCTGCAGTCTCGTTAGATGACTGCAAATCAGAGATTTGACGCTCTAGATCGCCAATACGCTGATCTTTTTCTTGGCCAGTTTTGTTGGCCTCTTCCCAGAGGTCTTTCCACTGGCCTTGATCTTCCAGCGTTTTTTGACGTTCTGAACGCATCTTTTCATCAAGAGCATTCATCTTGTCTTTAATCCGCTGGAATTTGCCCTCGGCTTCTTCAGCACGGGCTTTTTCAGCTTTAATTTGCTGTTCGTAAACAGATGAATCAACAGCAGGAGTTTCAGTCGCAGCCACGGGCTGTTCAGGTGACGCCACGGGCGTTTCCTGGATGACTTGTTCTTCCATTTTTAAGAGTTAGTGGACTCTTCTACCTTAGTAGCCTTTTCTTTTTTGCTTGTCTTTTTAGCAGGAGAAGATTCTTCCTTCTTGGGAGGATTGATCTCTTCAAAACGCATTTCAGCCATTGCTTGGTAAGTAGCTACGCGCTTACTCTACCGCTGGTGCCTGGTCTTGCGCTTCTGCAGCCATAGGAAGGATCTCGCCTTG